ATTCCCTAACGCCCCAACTCCGCAGAATCAGTATTTACACGCTTGCTAAGGTTAAGCCACCTTAACATACTCCCTCTGGAATGCTAGACTTCCAGGAAGGTATCGATAATCCACCATACGCCAGACTTGTTCCGCCACAATCTTATAATCTTGTCTGAACCTATTGACGTCCATAAGTTCATACATACTACGATCATAAGTTAAAATAAATGCCATAAGCACATGCTCAGGGCCGACAACTCCACTGTAATCTCTATATCTTTCAGGAAAAGCTAATCGACTAATAAGTTGATTAGGATGTCTTACCCTACCAGAATAAGTCCAAAATCGACTCAAGAACTTGGGGTTATCGCGCCGTAACCCTACCTCAGATTTATCAGAATTAACTAATAAACCGAAGTTCTTAGAGATATAAGTAGATAGGAGATTTACATCAATATCCTTGCCGCAGAATATGATATTATCGTCACCCATAGCCATCATCTCATATTTCCTTACCCCTAAACCTTTGGAGATGAAGTAAGTATTCACAACTATAACATTAACTAAGGAATCGATAATTTGTGTGAACATACTACCCGATGGTACACCCTTATCAGAGTGGATGACTCCTTCCGTAATATAAAAGTCTTTATGAATGAAATCATGTACTATCACATCAAATAGTGCACTCTCCTTATCATTCATAATAAAACAAGACTTAATAATACTGAACGCATCTTCAATCAACCAAGAGGATATGGTCTGATCGAAGGAAGAATAATCTAAAGATATCCAACTATCATATTTACTTCTCCAATCCAGTAAATAACTAGATATAGCTAGATCATCTTTCCCACCAGCGTAAAATTTTGAATTAGTGAAAGTTCTCTGAAATGGATAGGCAAACATTAACTCCGCCATGATTAATTCTAAATCAATCATGCTGACTACGCGAGTCTTATGCTTGCATTCACCAGTTTGATTACCTTCATCATCATATTCTCCACTAGCTTGCGTTCTATTGCCTAGAAGTATCGGCAATGCGAAGGTACCATTCAAAATGGCATCATCTACGTCTTTGGCGAATGCCTTAAACGCTACTTCCAGATTTTTACCCTTTTCCTTAATTCCAGTTGCTAACCAGAATGCGCCACTATGGGTATTAGACTTTGGAAGTACCCTTCTTACATCATCGACAGTAATGTAATGAAGCGGTCTAAGCTTGATCTTAGAGAAATAATCTCTGATCAATTTAAGTGACTGCTGATAATTCTGATTCCATCTAAATGATGGATGGTCCCCCTCAGCAAAACGCTGCATCGCAGATTCAGTTTGAGAATACACTCTCAAATTACGTGAAAACAAATCGCCGTTTGCATCCCGTAAGTTATTTAGATAATCTAATTGACTATCTAAATTGGAGGAATCTCTAACATATACTCTGAGAAGATCGATGACTTTATCATCGAAAAGAGGTCTCCCTCGACCTACTGTCCTACATAACCTTTTTCGATATTGAGAAAGTAGTCTTTTTGACTGAGCAGAAGAACAGCGTTTGTTGGAAGGGTCTGCTTTTACATACTTTCTGACGAATTCATCGGACATGTGGGACAATTCCAACTTTTTATCAGAGTTGTCAGGTAACAAAATATCCACCTCCTTCTGAGTTGGCCTTGTGGAGTCGCACCACTGTTAGATACTCTAGCATACTAACACCTGTTCGGACTGCTTACCGATATAGGATAATAATAGTAACGGCTCATAACACCTAATCCTATAGTTTGT